TTCCATGGGTCTTCGTAACGGATTCGGTACCGGGTGTTTTTCCGGAACCGGACCCTCGTTCTCTCACTCTCCTCTTCGAGGATTGTGGAGGCGTCCGAGCATTCTGAGCCGCTGTGCTCATTATCCTCGTCAATGTCCGCACTGTCTTGTGACAGTACGTCCATTATCTCATGTACCTCTGTAAGCACAGAGGCTAGTGAGCCTGAGGGTAGCGGAATACCTTCCGTTAGCCTCTTGAGCGTGAGGTCGCGAATAGCTTCGCGATTATCACGCGACTCCTCTCTCAGGGTAAAACCCGAGCGGAGGAGTACCTCCCGGTTCTTAATCACAGATTGAGAACCGGCAGTCCGCAATAGAAGTGCACTCGGCACTTGTTTTGTGGAGAGGTAGTGTTTCCCCTCAATAAAGGGGGACAGTGCCTCTGGTACAAGCGGGGTTGTTAATTCCCGATTGAACCACAGGGGTAGGTTGGACATATCCTTCCATATCCCTGGATGTATTGATGGCTGCCATGAAGGATTCGTACGCGGCTGAGCCGTTTCCGAACCGGGTGTAGAAAGAGGACTCATGGAGCCTCTTTCCCACGTGTCTTGCAACGACGTTCGTCAAATGCAAGACAACCTTCGTAAGAGGGTCTCCCATCAGGATCCCTCTACGGAGATGGACGTACCTGATCCCTTCACCGAAGGGAGCGGGTAGTCCGACGTTCGCTAACACGCCGCTGGCGTGGAAGTAGACCGTGCGTGGTTTGTAACACGTTTCGTTTACAATACCACGAAGAACGCGTGGAATGCCGCATTTGCGCATCCAGGCGTTTCCCAGATCTCGAGCTACATATAGTAGTTCTTGATCTGTTGCCTCTTCGTAATCCGTGCTGGATACGAAGAGGTCATCGAAGGTGTCTGTCCTTTCGACATACCCTTCGTAGGGGTTCTCCTCTCTTTGGTAAAGAGCGAAGACCTCTTGCTTCATCTCTGAGCTCATCAAGCTCAGGAAGAAGTTCCACCCATGATTGGCAGCTGCCATTCCTGAGTGACTACTCCGGATTCCTTTTGCAAGGGGTTCGGAGCAGAGCTTGTTTACTAGGTCGAGAACGACCTTGAGACAAGCGCGAGCCTTGGTAACGCTTCTAGCTTTACCCGGCTCCTTCACCACCGTTAGAAAAGCCATGCGAAGCTTTTCCGGGGGTGTTCGGAGAACCTGGTCTAGACATGACCAGAAGATTAATTCTCCGACCGAGTCGAAGTCATCGCGAGAACGATGGCTTATGACCCGTCCACTGTCCAGGTCCCTGATAGGGATCTGCTCAGTGGCATCTACAGAAGCAATTATTTTTCTAATTGCCTCTGTAGTTCCGCCGTTGCGTCGGTTGGATTCCCAACTTGCGGCGGTGGTCACCGTTACTCGCGACTTCGTTGCGAGTCCGGTGAACGACTGGTCAGGTAGCTCACGAAGCACCTCTTCCAGTCCAGCCCTCCGGAGTGCCCGATATGTCGGGTTCTCGGGAGGGGCCTCAGTACTAATGGTCCGTAGAAACTTGACCTTAGACTGAAGAACAACCGCGGGAGGTGGAGTTCCACACCCTCGCGTTTGTGACAGGAGTCCCAGAAGGTAGTCCTTCCGGTATCCTGTGGAGTTTGTGTACCTACGCCATAGGTTCACAAACTGCCGGCACCAGATATTCTCCTCGGGTAAGGAGGAGTCTAGTGCACGTTCAAGTCGACCGCTATGAGCGTTAGCCTTGAACCACTTCCTAGCTCGCTTTAACTGCGAATAGGCCGTGTCGATGGTCGAACCGTATTCGGTAAG